CAGCGTTGGCTTTACGTACTTGCTGGGAAAGACCCAGAGGATCTTACTCCGGAGGAAAAACGAAAGCTGAGGTATGCCCCCAAATGGCTTGATGAGGGTTCCACAAACTCCCTAGTAGCCACTTACAACTTTCACGTTGCTGCGGTACGCAAGTTTTTCGGTGAGGATGTTACCGAACTGGGTGCCACTGATAAGGAAATCCGTGACATTTTCGTAAAGGCAACTGAGATGTCGCAAATAAACCGGTTGCTGACGGATGCGCTTGACTATGCTGTCAAGGATGCGTTCTATACGGCAGAGTTATTTCAAGCTCTGTGGCCCAAATATCTGGATGCCACCCCAAGCATGGTAGCTCTGTGCGGACACTACCATTTGAATGGTAGCATCGTTCCTCTTGTCCCTGACTGGCAGGAGTGGATTGCCGGAGTTGAGGATACCTTTGATAATCACAACAAGGAAATGACCAAGCTGTGTCAGGATCTGGTGTGGCAATATTACGATGAGTGGCGTGAGTTATATTTTGCTGAACCCGGTATGGCCGAGTCGTGGGTTGCTAAAGATCCCTGGATGAGCCAGTTGGATTGGGAAGTAAAGACCCTCAAGGGGAAATACGCCTGTGTCCCAACCTGGATGCGTCCTTTCATAAAGGACCCCGAAACCCACATCGGTGTAAAATCCAATCTGTCACACCTTTTGCTGAAGCTTCAGTGGGAAAACTCCCCAATGGTCTTTACCAAGGACCAAGGGTGGTGCTTTCATAACGCTGACGGGTTCCTGGAGAAAATCCCTCATCCGAAAGGTGCTGGTGATAATGTCGGTGGTGTCCTCTCCAAGGACTTTGTTGACGATATGGCAGCTGGACGCCTGCGGAGCGACCTACCTGAGGCAAAGCGGGCCCTGGAAATTGCAAATTCGGTAAGTTACTGGACTTCCGTTCGCAAACGGGTAATGGATAGGATTTTTCTCCCTGTCGCTAACCCCCACGGGGAAGATGCCCTGGTTACCCTCCCTGAGATTTTGTGCCATGGTACTGTAACCCGACGCACCGTGGAATCCCTGATGGTGACAATGTGTTCCACTAAAAACTGGCGCATTGGCACTGAGTTGAAATCACGAGTACAAGCCCCTGACGGTTGGAAGATTGTCGGTGCTGACTTTGATGGTCAGGAGATGCAGATTGCTGCTATATACTCAGATAAGTGGGAAGGTGGGCACGTCGGGTGCTCTCCGTTTGGATACAATGTATTATCTGGAAGCAAGGAAGCAGGCACGGACCCACACTCTGCACTTGCCAAGTTGGCTGGGGTAGATCGGGACACTGCCAAGATTGCCGGGTTTGCCGTTCTTTACGGTGCCGGTGTTCGTGCAGTTCAAACCTACATTCGCCGTAAATACCCCGAAAAGTCGGAAGCAGAAGTGAAGAACTTCGCCTTCAAGATTCTAGAAAGTAAGAAAGGTAAGCAGCGCAACGGTTTGTACGAGGGGGGTTCTGACTCCGGTTGCTTCAACTTCATGGAAGAGATTGCTATGCGGTCCCGTATCCCTCAACTCCCCTGTCTGGGTACGAAAATCTCAACTGCAATGAGACCTGCTGCGGTTGGCACTGATTTCAAAACCGGGCGAGTAAACTGGACCATTCAATCCTCCGGGGCAGAGATTCTATCAATCATGCTCACTGCGGTTCATTGGTTAGCATCGGAGTACCGTATTCCCTGCCGATTCGTGCTTAGCATCCACGATGAGATACATTTCATGACGCCTGAGAGGTATGCCGAGCAGTTTGCCGTCTTGTTTCAAATCGCCCACATGTATACCTGGTCTCTGTTTCACTCGTCGGTGGGCATCCCCGACCTTCCTCTATCTCGTGCCTACTTCTCCTCGGTGGCAATTGACAACCGTCTCCGTAAGTCCCCCAACGAAAAAACCGTAACCCTGTCCAACCCGAAAGGTGAAACGGAACCTCCCGGTGTTGAATATTCTATGACGGAACTATCCGAGATAGGTGCCATCGACAAACTCAAAGTTCGCCACGAAGCCATTCAAAAAGGAATCATCTAATGCAGAAAAAGAAAAAGTCCCGAGTAGAAACAGTTGGAGTGCAAATGTTTACCGGAGTGGTAGATACATTCTACCTGACGGTCCCCTACGATAAAAAGAACAGGATTATCCCATCTTCGGTGGAATGTGCATATAACTCACGTTACTTCAACTTCCAAGAAACTGTAAACATGCTACGATCTCTATAATGGCGTTGCCCCTTCCATCAGACCCCTCATACCGAAAACTCGTGGTCACATTTTGGCTAGACGATATTGACGACCGCTTAGCCATTAACCAAGTGAAAGACGCAGAGAAAAGTTGGAAAATTGCCAACGACATTTACCTCTCTCTTCCCCCAGGAGAGGGAGACTCTGAGATTGAAAACTGGATTTTCAAGCAACGGGTAAAACTAGACAAACGATCATCAAAACTATGAGAACCATCTCAAACGACGGCAGCCAACCTCCTGCTGCTTCAGAATCTAAAAAATCCACTAAAACGCCAATGACCAACACATACTCGACTAAAATCTCCGACGGTCGGGAAATCGTTATCCGCGAAATGACGGGGCGGGACCTGATTTATATGGAGAAAGACCTGACCAAAGCAGGTGATGTTGAAAAGGGAATGAGGATTATCGAACGATTGATTGTCGGTGATGATAAGATTACCTACGACGAAATCCTTGACCTCGGTGTCCGGGACTTCAAGAAACTCAGTAGTTTGGTTGCAGAAGCCAGTGGTGCTGAAGACGAAGAAGACCCAAACTAACAGTAGAGGACTTAGAGGATTTTACTTACCTCGTTCATGTTGAGGAGGTTACATTCCACCTCCGGGAGATTACCCCCAAAGATTTCTATTTTGCTCAAATCATCCGTCAACAAGAAAGAAGTTTATTTGAGATAGTAGAAAGACTGATTCTCAACACCGAAGTCCTCGAAAAATCAAACATCAAACAAAACCGGGCAATGATATCCTGGGCAGCAAACACCTTACTTGAGCAAAATGTTCTAACCGTGGAAAACTGGTTGGAAATTGCCTACCACCTGTGCAAACAACGTTGGGATCAATCCATAGATTGGCTCGAAACTCAACCGATGAGCAAGATTCACACTATGATTGATATTGTAAAACACCATGCGTCTGAGCAAGAAAAAGCTCAGAAATCTGCTGCCCGGAGAAAATAAATGATAAGATTTAAAGTATCAGGTAATGGCCTTGTACCAATGAATCTAAGGTGGTGGAAGCCCACCAAAGAAGAATGGACCCCCGTTCTTCTGGATGACCACCCTGCTTTCTGGAAGAAGCAGGTGGACCCCACCACTCAGCAACCTTGGCAAAAACTAACTAGCCGATACGGTGCCTGGAAAGACCAACATTACCCTGGGGAACCCATTCTGCGTCAGACCGGACTAATGCAGGATGCCTCTTACATTCACACACGGGGTAACAGGTTTCTAGTTACTTCCACCAAGTACGGAGCTTTCCATCAATTTGGGACCTCCAAAATGGTCGCAAGGCCTTGGATGGGGGTTCCGGACATTTCACTTGAGCAAATAGTTCCAATCTCTTGGAAAAATATTTTGAGCCGACGTAGATGACCCCCATGATGCTTTCCTTAGGTTTTCGTTCCGTTACCTTTGAAAAGTTTGGAGGCGCCTAAGGCGCCAGAGTAAAAAGTTCCAAAGGAACAGCAAGACAAACCCATCTAGAAAACTCTAACCATGACTACACGCAAACGCACTACACGCACACCTGTTACCAAGCCTGTGCTAGAAGCAGTAACAGAAGTCGTTGAAGTTACAAAAGAAGTGACAGTGGAAGAAACTCCCACTGAAGTGGTTGCTGAAGAAGTACCCACCGGTAAAGAACCTAAGGTTATAGAGACCAAGGACGAAACTGCTGAAAACACTTTGAAAGAAGCCCAAGCACCTGAACTCATTCAAGATCAAATCCGTAGCAAACTAAACAGTCGCAAGAACGAAGAAACAACCGATCTTTTCAACCCTGGTGCCTCCAGTGCCGTTGCCAAGGCTAAAATGGAAGCCGTTGCCCAGGAGCAAGGTTTCCAACTTACCCGAGGTCGTGAAATTGGTGCTCGTCTGATTGCCCGTGCCCAAGCTAACCGCCGATGACCATCTCTCTGCCCTTCCAACAATCGTTTACTTGGCGTAAACTAGGATATTTGTATTTTACAAATTCAACATCCTACAGGGAAGTGCTGGAACAAAACCCCCAGTGGAAAGTCACAGAACTACCCCCACTGGGGGCTCAAATAAGGATTTCGTCAAATCAAATCAATACCGCAGGCACAGTTCAAGGAAATTTTCTGTTAGGGTCTGCAGTGGACGGTAATAATCTGGCTTATTTTCCATTTGATACGGAAGAAGATTATATAAAATCCCTAGTCAAATACTCCCTGGGCGCGGTGAAAAACCGCGAAGTGATAAATGGTTATACGTTAGACAGTCAAGTTACTACAGTTGGTGGGTAAGAGTAAAATACGGAAACGTCGTTTGAGCAGCTCTACGGAGACCACGTAGGAATTATCCTGGCCTATACTGCTCTGCGGAAAGCAGGAACACCTCTGTAATAAAATGGCCACTTTTTCTTTGGGAACCTCTGGGGTAACTCCTGGGGCTCCCGGTGTATATATCAATGAGCGTGCTGGTTTAGTCGGCACCTCCAACATTGCCGGTTTTAGCACTGTATACATGCTGGTTGAGACCGATGAGAATGTTTCTACCACTGTATTCCCCTTTAATACCCCAACACCAGTTACTTCACTAGCTAACTACAGGGTGCTCAACGAGGGCAGAATTCCTACAGCTCGTATCCCAGCCCTCAGCTATGATTGCGTTGAAGAATTTTTCAACAATGCCCAAGTTGGTGATCTGCGCGTAGTCCGTGTCGGAACCCCTAACCAGATTGTGGAAGTTGAATTGTTCCCCTCGGGCAGCAAGGTAAACACCACTGGCCTCCCTTCCGCACTGAAGGCTGGGGACACCGTCTATGTTCAAATGATCATCAACGGTCTAAAACTTGTTGCCGGTAACGGAACCACTGGTTACACCGCTAACGGTGAATGGCTTGGTGTTCCTGTTGTAATCCCTGTTAACTATGTTGCAGGAGATGAGGTTAATAATCGTAAGATTTCCGCTGTAATCGCCACTGCTGTTGCTGATGCTATAAAGAGCAATCCCTCTGTTAGCGCTTCAGTTTATGTTCGCGACTTTGGCCTGGTTAATGACCTGGACCCCACAAGTAACTCCCAAAACTCCTACGTAACTTTTGCAGCCACATCTTTTGATGGCAATGTTTCGGTTGTCACCGAAGTGTTACCAGTTGGGTCCAACTACGTATTTCAGCAAAACACTTACGATATTTCCAATATTGTTGGTCAACAATCCAATATCGACCGCGTCCCCCAAGACTATACGCAGTGTATTGCCTCAGCCTTTGATGGTCAACAAGATCAAGGATACTTGATTACGCCCACCGCCTACGCTCAGTTCGACGCTACTGGACGTGCCTCTGTTGGTGCCGCTGCTGCCCGCCATTGCGAAAGCAATACCTTTAAATGGATGGCTCTGGCTGATCCTGGTCCTTTCCTCATCACAGATGTTAATAAGTACCAGGAATTCACCCCCCATGACGCGGCTGCTGACCTTGTTGAGGGTATGCAGTACCTGGTGAATAATGCCATTTACAAATGGACCGGTGCCGACGTTAACTACGACCGTCTCCCTTATCAGTCCATTGTTCAGGGTTCTAGCGCCGCTATCCCAGTTAACGAGTCTGCCAGCACTGTTGGTGCTAGTGTTAAAGTTGGTATCCTGGACTCGGGTTCTTACGACTCCGCCACGATTGCTAACTCCGCGTACGGGGTTTTTCAGATTACCGGGTCAAACTTCTGGCCAGTTAACCTCCCCATTCAGAAAGTTGTTTTGTCTGGCGCTGATTCACCCACCAACCCTCTGTATGCCTACAACGGTACAGAAGTATATGTGATTGCCCCCGCTTATGCTCCAAATCTAAATGCGAGCGGCAGCTACCCTCAGAATTACTTCTACTTGGCAGCTAACGCCACTACTGCCAGCAACATCTATAACCAAGTAACTCTGGCCGGTGGTACAGCAGCTCTTGCGGCTGCCACTACTACTCCGACCGGTGCCATTAGTGCGGCAACCGCTGGTGCTAGTTTCACCATCTCCTACGCAGATTCCAAATGGAATTTCCCCGTAGAAATCAATGGTCAAACTTCCAACTTGATTCAAAACATCACCAA